TAAGCATTAAAAGATGGTAGAGCGAAAGCCCTACCACTTTTCATTTAAAAGTAGCCTGTTCAACGAATAACTCATTGATTTCTAGCCTGTTCAAACAAGAAATTATTAATGTTGAACAACGCAGTCAATTTGGAATTATGTGGAATTTCTTGGAACGGCTTGGAATGATTTGGAACGATTTGGAACCCTTTCCTGTTACCAAACCTGTTACCACTTCTAGAAAACCTGTTACCAAAATCCTTCATTTCGGACTTGATTTATAGGAAATAGCTGTTTCTAAGCTCCTGTAAGCTCTATTTGGCTGCTAAAAATGGTTAAAAAATGAAAGAAAGAGTAAAAGTGGTCTTCGACCGTAAAGGCGCAGCTAAGAAGACAGGTGTTGGTAAGGTAGAGTTGTTAGTCTATCTATCATGGACACAAAGAAAATGGGAAACAGTTGGCACAGCAACAGCTGACGACTGGCAAGTTATGGCACAGAATTTAAATATTCGTACCAAAATTAAGTATTACGAGGGTGTTATCAAAGCCATGGAAACACTTGGTGAAGATATGACTATCGAAAACTTCAACAAGCATGTTGACACTCCTAAGGCTAAGGATAAAACTGAAGATAAGAATTTCTATAATGGCACCAATCTCAAATTGCCATTTGTAGAATATTGCCGTGAACACTTAAAACAGGAGAATCTTGCCAAGAACTCCATCAAAGATCATAATATAGTGTTTAATGCAGTTGAAGCTTCTCACTGTCTCGATACATTTGGCGACCTTACTAAGGCCAATGTTATTGCTTTTGATGCCTATCTTCGCCGACAGAAGAATAAGTCCGACTATACCATACATGGTTACCACAAAAAAGTGAAGAAGTATACTAAGATTTTGTGGCAGATGGAAATGATTGCCTCAGACCCTTATCAGTATGTCAAATTTCCCAAAGGTAGTAACAAAGAGCGCAATCCACTAGATGAAGCCGAACTTCTCAGCATGCGAAATTTAAAATGCAAAGGTCACCTAGACCGCGCGCGCGATCTATTTATATTTATGGCCTACACAGGACTCGCTTATTGCGATATGGAGTTATTCGATTTCAACACCATGACCGTTGAGCGTCCGGACTATACCTATATCGATGGCGAACGTCTGAAGACTGGTTCCAACTTCTTCACCCCTATTCTTCCACCTGCTATGGATGTTCTGAAGAAATATAACTATAAGCTCCCTGTTATAAGCAACCAGAAGCTTAATGAATATTGTCATGTGCTCGAAGCTCTCTGTCAGATTCACAAGCCCGTGACCTGTCACATTGGCCGTCATTCCTTTGCCACTCTGATGCTCAGCTATGGCTTCACCTTAGAGACTGTCAAGAAGATGCTCGGACACAAGGACATCAAGACCACTCAGATTTATGCCAAACTCTCTAAGAAAAATGTAGAGGATGACGTTAAGAAGAAGCTCAAAAAGCTCAAATAGGCTCCAAGATTTTGAAAAACGATCCCTTTATCAACTGCGACTTTCCCGTACTTTCGTGGAAGGTCGCAGTCAGTTTCTCACAGACGTACTTACTCCCATCTATATAGAATACAGCTCTTGGGTCAGGAATCTCATCCGACAGGAAAGAGAAATTATACTTCTTCTTTGAGTCAATCAGATACACGTACTTCGTTGACAGACCATCGGCATCCACCTCTTCCTTTTTATTGATGCGAAGCGAATACGGCGTTTCTATAGCCGTAAAGTCATCATCCACCTCGATGCTGTCTACAATTGGCCTTGGCAACTTCCCAGGATGCCTGTCACTGCCATCATAGAAGGCAACATATATTTTATCAAAGTACGCATCGCTCTTGTCCTGCTCACCCTGAGCAATAGCCTTGCCAGCATTCGTCTGAGCCAATGCACCACTGTTATAGTCCGTATCATCAGTGACTGTTGTTCCCCGGCCATAGCCTTCACCGCCGAATCTGCGGCCACCACTGGTAAATCCGCTGCTCGACGTATTGCCGTTCTCGTCTGTCTCTTCCGTCCACGAGTCAGCGCTGGCCATCTCGCCGCATTCCAGAAACAGACACTGCCCTAATTCATCGTCAGTATAGTCAATCCATGCAGGAACGATATTCAGCTCAACTTCCTCGGCATCCTTATCCATCACTTTCTTTCCAAACTGATTCACAGGCATCAGGCGGTTCGTGTACATATAATAATTATAATCCATATCGTCATGGTATACATGAAACGATTCCACGAACTCCGACTTATAACACCACATAATAAAATATGTATCTACGTCCTCTGCATAGAACAGCTTATGACCTTCTGAGCCGTTGGGATAGCCTCGCGTGTATGATGTCCCGTGCCTTCTGCCGCTTGACCAGGACTCCACGCCACACTCCTTCAGCGTACTGGCATGTACCAGCAAGTCATCCAAGGTGGCAAACAACTCCGCATCTTTCTTATGCTCATCGATATACCACTGGCAGCTTCGGTATGCCCACATCCTGTTATCGTTCTCCGCATAAGCCAGGTTTGTCACGCCTTTATACTCCGACTTGCTTTCTCGGGACACCTCCACCGTGTACTTGTTCACCACCTTGTCAATCCTTACCGGCTGCGTCTTCCTCGCTATCCTGTGCGAGAACTCAAAGCCGATGGTCTTAGCCTTATGATTGATGGCAAACTCCCCGTCCATCAACAGCTCCAGCTGCTCAAAGAACTCCGTCAGCGTCCAGTGCGGCAAGGCAATAGCGAAATTCCATGCGCTCCACGTCCAAGGCAGCGTATTACATATCAGCAGGTACTGAAACTTGCTATTCTCTATCGCTCTGAAATCACCAGTATAACCGATAACGTCACATATCTTATTTAATATATATAGAAGAAACGGTTGATATGTGATGTTTGCCCTTGTATTAGACCAAGTCCAATTGCCGTTCTCATCCTTTGTTACGGCATTCTGCAGATTCCCTGACGTGTTATTCACCCAAGGCAGCGCTACCCAGTTTGTATCAGGATAACAATCCCACCAAGTATCATCAACCCCGACATTTGCAGGATTGCGCTCGTCATATTCAGGATAGCCCAATTTCAGCTGATTCAGATAGATGTCATCAAACGTATCGTCGAAGTTCTGTTCACTACGTCCTTCCAAGAACTGCGTCTTCACCTCCGTCTCAGAAATCTGCGTAATCGTAATGGAGCCAGACTTAAAGAATCCCTTATCACGGATGTCGCAGTCGAACACCACCTTCGTTTTTTCCACATCCTGACGGTGTATATGCCCGAAGATAGCAATGTTCTGCGGACAGTCCTTCAGTGGGAACGTGATAGTCAGCGTATAACTATCTGACCCTGTAAACATGCTATTCTCGCTGATATACTCAAACGACGTATTCTTTTTCAGACAGGCCAACTGGCCATTGATAATAATCTCCATATAGCTATTTTTATAAATTTACTCAGTATATATTGATATTTTTCCGTACCTTTGCACCCATGAAACAGCAAATTGCCATTCTTCGTTCAGCCATCATCGCTGGCATCTGTATTTCCATCGGTTGTGTTGTTAACCTCCGTGTAGGCGGTGTCGCCGGTGCAGTATTATTCGCTTTCGGCCTTCTTGCCGTCGTCCATTATAAGCTGAAACTCTATACCGGGACGGCTGGCTTTATCCGTGCCAAGGGCGACTGGACTATGATCACCTTTGTCCTCATCGGCAACATTATCGGCTGTGCGCTGACAGCCCTTGTTTGTACATATGCCCAGCCAGACATTCTGCCTCCTGACATTGCCATCGTACAGTCACGACTGGCCAAAGGCCCCTTTGCCTGTTTCCTGCTCGCCATGGGCTGTGGCTTCATTATGACCACTGCCGTCCAGTTTGGCCGTGAAGGCAAATTCCTACCTCTACTCTTTGGTGTACCAGTCTTCATCCTCTGCGGTTTTGCCCACTCTATTGCCGATGCCTTCTATTTTCTGGCTGTTCCCGGGATGTACAGCCCTCAGCTTTTTGGCATCTATATTGCCGAAGTGCTAGGTAACTTTGTAGGCTGCAACCTCTATCGATGGGTTATTGCTAAGCAGGATCATATTTAATTCTTCCTTCGGCTCTTTGGTGTTTTATTGCGAATCAGCTGTTCATATTCATCCTGCGCCTGCTTGATGCCTGTATCTCCAGTAACCGTGTTGACAGTCACAAACGGCTCGTCCAATCGCTCTTTCAGCTGCCTAATGACCGCTGCATACTCCTTCATGGCCATGTGTGTTGCTGCTATCTCAGTCTGTGCATCAGAATTAGGCTGCTGCACAATGACTGTTGGCGAAGTTGATGCAGACTGTGCGTAAACGCTTGGAGCCACGATGCTTCTTGAAACATCCTCCGAGCGTAACGACCCTATAGTGTTCGTTCGCTGCGCATAGTCCAGGGCATCAATCATCGGGCGGGCTACGGGCGACCGCAGCAACTGTTGGCTGGCCACCCATTCTCCTTTGTGAACGACACCGGCCACTTCATCCTTCTTGCCTTCACCTGTGAAACCACCTTCCGCATATCCCTGTGCCATTGCTGCCTCCTGCTGTTTCTTGATGGCTGCAACCTGCAACATACCCGCTGCCACTGCCGTTGCTGCTGCTATTGGTGCCAGGATATAACCGACCACAGGCACAGCTGCAGCACTACTATAGGCATTGATAGCACTCATAGCCGTCTGAGCGATGGCCTGCATCACCTGCATGGCAAACATCTTCTTGTTGGCCTCGTTCTTCACTTTGGCCACCTCCTTTTCTTTCTTCTGTTCCAGCTTCTTCACCATGTAGTTATTGCCCTCCGCATTGGAGATCTCCGTCTTGTAACGCTTTTCTATCGCCGACACCTGGATATCCGTTTCAGCCTGAACAAGTGAAGTCAGCTGCTGGAAGATGCTGCTCATTCCGGAACTGATTACCTCCAAGGAGCCAGTGACAGCCTTGCCCATGTCAGACTGTAACCATTCCTGCATGTCCTCCGTCCATTCCTCGAGGAAATTCTTGTTGTCACTGAGGCTGTCAATACTATATTTCTTACGTAAAGCATTCTGAGCCTTCAAGTAAGCCTCTTCAATACGCAGTTTTTCATTGGCATTGCTGCCTGCAGCCTGTATCTCCAGCTCGTACACCTGCTTCAGCCCCTCCAAGTCAGACAAGTACCTGTTCATGCGTTCCCCGCTGTTAGGGCCAAAGTACTCCTCTTTCAGTTTTCTCAACTGGTCCTGGTGTTTCTTCTCAGCAGCCTCCGTTTCCTGCTGATGCTTCTTTTGGTCAGACGCCAACTTGTCCCGATAAACCTTCTGAGCCTGCACATATTCCGTGGTTCCTTCTTTGTACATCGTACTCATACGGCGAAGATGGTTCAATTCCAACAGTTCCAGCGTCTGCTGATACACCTCTGTAGAGACTTTACCATCTATGAAACGCTGCTTCTGAAGGGCTATAGATTCATTGTAGAGCTGGCTTTCCTGCTCAACTGTCACCTTTGTATGCTGTTCAGTCTGCTTTTTCTGAGCCTCGTAATAGCTGGCCTGTGCCTCCAGCTTCTCTTGTTCCGTCAGGTCAGTATGCTCCAGAATCTTCTTTTGGTATTCCACTTCAATCTCGAGAATTCGCTTCTGGTACTGTTCATAGTTGACCTTGCCAGTAGCATACGAAATACGATTCAATGCCTCTTCCTGAACCTTCCAGTCCTTTTCAGCCTTGAAGCGCTCTTCCTTTTTAGTATCTTTAGTAGGTGCTGGCGTATAGGTGCCACCACCACCCTTTCCACCTTTTCCGTTACCAAGGGCATCCGCTTCATCAGCTAGTTTCTGATTGGCGGCTGTCATGTTATCGACAATGCTGTTATACTGGGCTACGGCAGCATCGAACTTCGCCATTTTGGCCTTCCATGCCCGATAACCAGATGGGCTGACATTAGCCTGCCGTATTGCTGAACTTTCGTCCATACCACCCTGCTTCTCATTGAAATAGGCATTCTGTATATTTGAAGGAGCATTTTTAAAGTGCTCATCACGCAGTCTTTCTAACT